GGATTCCAATGCAAAAGTATAGCCATTTCCCATGGAAGAGATCTTGTCGTAAACGACTTGACCTACATTCTCCAGCTCACCAACAGGTGAACGGAGGGCCGTGAGATAACTATACCAATCCTTAGGCAAAAGCAGCTCGCACAGTTTTAAACTGATTGAATCGCTAGCCGCTGACAGGTCGATTGTAACAAAACTTTTCGACGAGTCATCAGCACTGCCTAACCGAGCCAACTCCTGATTCTTCTTCTGGTCATCTAGGTCGACACCAAAGCGTTTTAAACGCTTACGGATAAAACCGTCGACTCCCAGTTGAAGATACAAATTTAGAGCTGGTTCAATTGCAATAGTACGCTCTGTAAGAGCGTTCTTGGGAACGAAGGTGATCCGATTGCCATCTACTACATTAATGACACTGGCCCAAAAGCGCTTCATGTCCAGTGGGAAATGCTTCGGTATACCTGAAGCCTCCCGATAGGAATCTTGGAGCGCCCCGAACCAACGTTGGTCAGTTTCGATGGCGAATCGAGCGTACCTGTGCGCCTCAATGGTGCAGGAATACGGCCAGGCCTCGTACTTATCGTACAAAGAGACCTTACCATCTTCTGTGCCCACGACGGCGCCAGGCCCATGCCTAGCACTGTTCAACAGTCCTCGGTGACCCGGAAGTTCCGGACCGAGAAGCTTGACCAAGAATTGTCGGGCATGATGATAAACACTCACACCCCATTCCGTCCCATATTCGGTAAGGTTCTTATAAAGCAAATTATTATAAGATTTACACGCCTCCTCAGCGGCCAAGAAAGTCTCGGTCGCCCGTGTGACGCGTATGTCCTTATCCGTAGGGAATTGGAATTTCTTAATCGCGCTTGCAAGTAGATACTTCGCCGCCACATGTGGCGTGCTAGTATCAGTAGGAACTATACTCTGTAAGCCCCACTCCTCAGAGATGGCCAAATAGCCGTCAAAGTCCCGATTTCTTAGGACTCCGGCAAGTCTACTGGCCTCTTCCTCTGTGAGGTACCCCTCTAGGTCTTTTGCCAAATGGCTAACGACCTTCCAAGGATATGCCTCAGGAAGCCGGGTGGAGAAGTATTTCAACAACTCTACCTTTTTCGTTTTGCGCTTTCCCTTAGTTTGAGGCCCTTTCATTGGTTTCTTCCCATTTGGGCATGAAACCTTCTTACTCGGGCCTTTATTCTTTGGGTCAGCACTAGACGATGGGTTTTCTGGAATCGTATTAACTTTCATAATACCTCCGATGTTACCTTTTCAGGTTGTTATTTCTCTTGATGACCCTCACCAGCTTGCCTATGGCCAATATGACCTTAGGTAGTGAAGTGAGAAGGTGGATCAACAGGTGCTCCGTTATTAAGCGGTACACAGGTTAAACCATCAGTTGGTTCATCAAGGCAACCATAATGGTATCATCGTCCAGGAGGGCGATGGCTCGCTGCCGGGCAACAAGTTGCTGGGCAAGAGTCGCTCCTACTGGTATGCTGGCCGACACTTCCAAAATGAGGGGGGCGACGAGGGCCGCAAGGCCGTCAACACCCGTAACCTCAATATCCTGGGAAAACTTCGCGGCACATTTACTCATGCCTTTGAAGTTACCTACGGATTTAGGGAAGGTTCGGTACAACGTGAGCGTGTCACGACTGGTTAATTGGTGAGATTCACCAATATACACCGATCGGTTCTGATATTCTTCGAACCTGGTGAAGTCGTAATCGACAGTGTTCGCGTCGTTCAGCACATCTACTGCCAAAGTGATAGTATTGCTTTGCATGTGGATCCTCCAGATACAATCCGATCTCTATCGCCAAAGTTTCTTGGCAATTATGATCAAGTCAAGAAGCTTAAAGCTATTGAACTTCAGTTTTACCTGAGGAAGAATAGCACGCTTCGGGTTAGGAATTCGCTCCGTAGAAATTACGGTCTTTTGGATATAACAATTTGACATGTTCCTCACATGGTCAGTGGAACGATACTGATATGTTCCATTCCATGTAGGTTCGTCTACATTGTTATAAGCAAATTCAGCATGCTGGAACGTCGTCTGTTTGACGGTGCCCCAGGAAGCTAGTGTTGAGAACCCAACGTCAGGCGCCCACGCACTAATAGTGTCACCGATATTGATAAACCAATCAATAATGAAACTAAAGGGAACTAGTTCCCAAACAGTTTCAAGCGGCTTGTCAATGCCCCAAATCTTCAGGGCATCCAACTTGTCCAGCTCGGTTAACACACCCGCCCTTACAGAGATAGTATTCGACCATGATTTTGTTCGTACTTCGTCATAGGTATAAACTCCAACGGAGTTTGTATTTGTCCTAGACGTCGTCGTAACATCCTGGTCACTATCAAAGTACTGTGCACCCCCTCTAAAAGTAAGACGTAGGGGTTTAGAGCTCGCTTTCGTTTGTAGCGCAGCAACCAAACCTTTCGCGTCGTACATAAGGGGACGCAAGGCGTAACGGATCTCCATGTACCTGTTTGCTAATTGCTCCTTGCTGATTTCCCGCTTTAGATAGCGAAAATCCAGCTTCTTAATCCGTTTAATGATACGGATTAAGCGAGAGAATATGCTAATAAGGGACATGACGGTCTTCTCGCCTTCAGCGATCGTGCAGAGAGAAAGGATATCAGATGCATCGATATCCGCATACGCTTTATTAACAGCGT